CTGAGGTTTCTAAACCAATATTGAGGCAAGTGGAACAATGGCTGGTTTCAAGTGGTCCTGAATGGACAGTACAGAGATTGAAAGAGCTGAAGCAATGTTACATCTTTAGCTTGAGTAAACAGAAGTATGAACCACAAGGATCATGGTGCGGTATGAAGGATGGACTTCCAAAGGGCCCTTTTAGGCCTTTGTTTAAAATGAAGCCATCTAGGAAGGTTTTCAACTGCCTTCTGATTTACACGGGTTTTACATCTAGCCGTGTAACGCCGAAACAGGAGGAGAAGTTCTTTCTTCTGTGGAAGCAGAACCATTAGGTTCTCTACCTCACATTCCGTACTTGAGACATGTAGTTGAACAACTGAATCCACACGTGCCCGACAGAATCCAAACGGATTACAACCATTATGGTTGGTCGGAAACTAAACGCGCACCGAATAGTAATATGAAAACGGTGCCAGAGTCAATCGACAATTTATTTGAAGATTTTAAAAGTACTCTGGTGTGGGATCTCCTTGATGATGCAAGTTTCGAGAGAATTATCTTGAACTCAATGGGTAACTTAACGCCCATGTTGCTCAAAATTGAGGAGGAAGATGGGGAGTATGGAGATTGCGTAGGACGCATTTCCGTTGTCCAGGAACCCGGTTTCAAAGCAAGGTTTCTCGCTAATCCACGGCGGGTGTTCCAAGTCGCCCTAAAGCCTTTCGGCCGTCAGGTACTTGGTTTACTGGCAACACTTCCTTGGGATTGCACGCACAATCAGGCCAAAGGTCCTTTATGGGCCCAGGCCCAGCTTAAAGCTGGTAAAACTGTATACAGCGTGGATCTAAGTGACGCTACCAACAATTTCCCTTTAGATTTACAAATAAGGGTATTGCGTTGGTTGAACAAGTTGGACACAGAGGACATTCGATTATTTGAATGCCTCGCGAAAGGGTGGTGGTTTGTGCCCCGATCCTGTTTATCTGGATCTAGGGGATCGTTTGAGATTGTCCCTCCGCAAATTGCGCGAAACTCTAATCACGAAAAACCTACCATGATTAAATGGACTAAGGGCCAACCACTCGGTTTGTACCCATCCTTTCCATCCTTTGCATTAACGCATGGATGCCTTCTCCGAGCTATTGAGCTTAGATTAGGAGTGGACGATACGTTCCGTGTATTGGGTGATGACGTTGTTATCTCGAATGATGACGTTCACAAACAATACCGTGAATATCTTAGGATCTTCCGCATGCCGATCAGTGAAAGTAAAACTATTTCATCTGATTTGTTGGCAGAGTTTGCGGGATTAATAATCTCGAAACAAACTGTCTTCTCCGGTGTGAAATGGAGACAACCCAATTCAAACAATAAACTACACCTTCTTTCTACCTTAACCCGAACTCTGGACTTAACCGATAGGAACGAATTTTTGTCCTATGTGCTAAAAACGGCACCCGCACCTTACGGCAGCGGTGGTAATCCAGAAGGCCTGCCTTTAAGAGCTAGAGCTGCACTTTTTAGTCCTTGGCTGAAACAGATCCAAGGCTCAGAAGATTTCACCCAGCTTGAAAGGCCAACTGTGAACAAATTATGGTACCAATCCAAACAATCGGAGAGGCCACCTGAAAAGTGTTCATGGCGTAGGGACGATCTTGAGGCACATTTAGCCACGATCGAATCTGAGTGGGATAAACAACACCCATACAGTCAGATCAAGGATCGTTATGCGTATATCCGGGAGATCAATCGCAAGATTGATTCCATGGGCCCATTAAAATTCTGGGCAAGGCTCTCAGAGCAATTCAATTTTATTGATTGCGAGTGTCCCGTTGCGCTATTAAAAGGTTATTGGTTTAAATCAGGTACTGGTCTGAAGTACATGACACAATGTATCGACGATCAGGTTCAGGAGCGTTTGCGTTCTTCGGACGTAATTGGGAAGTGGCTCACAAAGCTATTGTACCAAGAGCAAATTCGCTGGTTCGAACTATCTGAACACAGGAAGGAGCAGCTGTTGCAAGACGCTATTCAGGTTATCCTGGAAAGCTAAACCCCTAATATCTGA